GTTTGGTACCACGAATACGCTGAACAATTCTTGGTTAGTTTTGCCTGAATTAATACCATCTCGAATTGCATACTCAACCTTTTGACGGGCACTTTCAGCAATTCTTGAAAGCAGATCATCGACAAGAGCGCCACCTGCCAACGGAACTTTTTTAGCGGATAAGAATAGTTTTTCCCCATCAGGCTTATTAATTTTTGCTCCATAGAGCTTAGCTACGTAATTGGCCTCATAAACAGCCAGCGCCGTAGCAGAAACGGCAAAAGCTTCAGGTAATGCTAAATTAACACTGGCAAACCATTGGGCAATCAAATCCCTAATTTCCCTTAAATTTGAAGTTGTATATTTACCACCAGCTAAAGCAACTTTCTCCGACTCATTAAGCTCATCCAATAAATCCCGAAGCTTAGATAGCATCTTGCTCGTATCATCATTGAATAAAGCCAATAACTCATTTACCGTTTTTGATGAAGCACGATAAAGATAGGCCTGGTGCTGAGTGAGTACTTCAAATAGTTTTTTGATATCTGTTGCCATCTCACTCTACCTTTTGATTTAAAGTCCCATCTTGCTCTGCTTCAACATTCTGAAGCTCTTCTTCATATTTTTGTTTAGGGAACATACCTGTTTGGTTGTATTCCCACCATGATTTAAATGAAGATCGGCCTTGTAGAGCTGCTTCAAATAACTGTCGAGCTAACTCAGCTAAATAACCCTGTTTGTTAAATTCTTGACTGATTTCGAACATCAAATCATCTTTAGTTAGAACATCCACATTAGGCGTTACAAACTTAGCAGCCCATCGTAATGCTGCTGACAAGGCTTCATTCATATTAACGACACAGAGCGAAAGAACTGAATGCTGAACGGCGTCATCACTATTCGCTTCGGTAGCGGTCTTTTTACTTCCCGAGCCCTTCTCAATTAAACGCGCCCCCATCTCCTTCATTTTTTCCCACTTATCTTTCATCGCTTCCCGGGCAAGAGTATTAGGGTCGGCTTGTACAATTCCTAAACCACCATTTTCAGGTAAAGGCAAAAGTACTTTCGCTCCAATGTAGATGCCACGTTTCTTGGCTTGGTCATACCACTCCCAATTAACACCCTTCGCATAATATTGAGGTTGCCCCATATAAAAAACGGACTCTTGAAAGTCCGCACTGTCTCTGTAATGGGCTAAATTGAGATTAGCCAAAGGAAGTAATGGTGGCTTTTTAATCTCTTCTGAATTATCAATTGCACCTACAAATGTAAAAGGTATATAGGTCCAGAAATTCCCGTTGTAATCTGTTGGAAACTTCTTCTCTCCGCCAACCCAGTTACCCTTTTCACCCTTTGTGTACACCTGAACGGAATAAATATATTCCCCATTTCCCTCTTGCTCTAAACGAAGTACACGATATTGCTCTTGTTCGGTTTTACTAAATCCATCAGCACCGCGCTCAGACTTAAATTCACGTATAACCACTAAGCAAAGCTTTTTCTGGTTATCGATCATTACTGAATCCCAATTCACTACATCAAGGGCATTTAGTAAATGAATCATCGGATAGGCTTTTTGTGCTTTAAATTCCGCTAGATTACGAGCTGGCGGCACATCAGGATAATCTACATATAAAGCACAACGATAATGCTTCAATAAATGGCGAATTCCATTTTGAGCCAATTGATAAGTACTTAAACCAGCACCATTTGCATTACGTTCTAAATGAGCAAGTTCCGGAGGAAATTTAAAACTTGGATCGGTTGCAAAAGCTGCACCAACTAAACTATTTAATGTAGTCCCTGTTACTTCATAAAAGACTGCACGGGTAAGATAAGCCTCATAAGCGCTTTTATTTGCAGGTGATTTATCATGTGCATTTGGCATCGGCAAATATTTTTCACCTTTAGCCTTAACTGCATCTTCACCTTCACAAACATCATCAAGTTTTTGCCAGTATGGCAAGTTCTTAACATATTCAGCATGTTGAAAAGTTACATCACTCATCGAGCAAATCCCATATCAGCAAAGAAGGCTTCAAAACCTTCATGTAATTCATTAAACGCATCTGAAGCTGCATCCACTTGGTCGTCATGTGTGCCATTAGGAAAATGACGAAGCTCATCAATAAAATCCTTATTCCATTCACCTTTGAGCATTCGTACATTTCCTACGTTAACTTGGGCCGCAAATGGTTGTGCACGTGTAAGCTTGTCACCTGAAATTGGCTTAGCTATCACGCTATAACCCGCAAGAAGCTTCACAAATGAACTAGCTTGTGATTTACCAGCTTGACCGGGATCTTGTGGTAGACGCACAGTAAACTTTTTCCCATCTATTTTGCTGTTTGTTCTAAGCGCTTATTCACATTGTCAGGTCCAAGCTGTCCTCTAGTTACATCGACAATGTAAGTAAAACCATCTGCGCCTAGAGCTTCTCGCACACCTACTGTAAAGTCGCCCTCATTTTCGGTAGCCCCAAAATCCCAAGCCCTAACTTGTTTCACTACATCCGCAGGCAAAGCATCAACAATTTGAATATTGTCGGGCTTAAAAAAACCGCCTGCTGGCGGTGATGGCATTTGTCGGTACTGCCCGGCAAATACATATGGTGCTGCTTGCTCCATTAGCCTCAATTTTTGGATATTGTGTTTTGCTGGCCACAGTGCGGATCCGTCTTCCTGAATAGCTGAAAGACATAGATGCTCCCACACTTCACCGTTACCACCAGCTACAGGAACGCCGTCTTTTCTATCACCTAGCAACCATCCAGCTAAATCATCTTCATGAAGTCGCTGCATAATCACAATGATCGGCGTATCTGGCGAGTTAGTACGCGATTCGAGTGTGTTCTGAAACCAATCAATTACCCCTTCTCGAATAGTTTTTGATGAAGCTTCATGTGCTTTATGTGGGTCATCAATAATAATGCAGCCACCAAAGCCTTTACGAAGTTTTCCTGCACCAAAACCAGTAATCGTACCGCCTGTACCTGTCGCATAGCAGACACCGCCTTGAGAAGTTCTCCAGAAGTCTTTAGCCTTACTATCATCACGCAATGTAAGCTCAGGAAAGACTTTTCTATACGCCTCTTCTTGTACAAGAGTTCGTATTTGGAAGGCATTATTTGCGGCAAGCATTGCCGAGTAACTGATATGAATAAACTCACAGTCTGGATTCTTACCAAAACACCAAGCCATGAAATTAATTACAGCAATTTCAGTTTTAGAATATCGTGGTGGAACGTTAATAATTAACCGCTTTATCTCTCCGCGATAAACTTTCATTAAAGCTTCGCAGATTTCTAAGTGGTGCCAATTTTGCATCCATTTATAACCACGGCGCTCCTTAAACATGTACCTTGTGAAGAAATATAAATCTTCTTGCGCCTCGATCCGGATGGCTTTATCCCGAGCCGCATCAGTACTCATCTAAGACTTCCCTCCGCGCTTTTAAGTAATCTTCCATTGGAACTGGAATTTCTGAATTAACTGTTTGGACTGGTCCGCCGTCTTTGCCTGTAATTTCTTGGCGATTAGTAAATTGACCACCAATGTCTTTAGCGGCTTGCTCAAGAATTTTTAAGGCTGTTTTGACGTTTCTAGTCTTCTCAAGTTGTCTTTGGTATTGCTTCAATCGGTAGTACTTATTAGCAATTGGAATATCAATTAAGCCTTTATCAAACTCATCTCTGGTTTTTTCAAATAGTTCGACATACTTTTTGCTTAAGTTCTTACCAGCAACCTTTGTAGGGTCATAAGTTGCAACTTGAACACGATCTATATCAACGCCAAACTCTTGTTTTACGAGTTCAGCCACTTCTTGAGGTGTATCACGACAAGCAAGAGACTGAACTATAAAGATTTTCACAGGCTCTTTTAGTGTCGCCATAACTTCCTCATCGTATAACTACGTATAACAAAATGGGCAAAAAAAAGAGCCATTAGGCTCAATTGATTACACAGTTGCCGCAGCATTTTGAAATATCAAGATTCGAAACAAACGGCGGATTTTTTGCGACTTCAATAAGTCGCTTAACATTTTTGCTTGGTCCATAACGTTTAACTACGCCAATAAACTCTTCAACGTCATGACCAGCAAGATAGTGCTTAGGAAGACCAGAACTATCGCTATAAACAATTTCTCCGTCCTCGTCTCTCATCACTCCAATGTGGTAAAGCTCATGTTCAAGTAAGTAACAGAACTCTGTATCGTTTGCACGCTCACAGAAAGAAGCGTCGACAGTTATTAAATAAGTAGGTACAAAACCAAACCAATCACGCATCTGTTGCTCTTGTCGAGCTTTACGCCAGCCACCAACATTGAACATGACTTTTTCGCACTGGCCTAACACCATAGCTTGCTTGCTTTTATATGCAGAAGAGGCCCACGCGAATGCTAAAAACTCGTCATTATCATGAAGCAGCTCAGCAATATGATCATGATCTGGATTATAAATAGGACCCCCAATAGTTAAGTAATTAGCCACAACCCATTTTTTTAAGTCCGGTGCTGGTGTTAGTCTAATTGCTTCCTCTTCTTCAGCTTGATCAATAAAATCAGTCGGTGGAAATGGTCTGATCTGCTCCATCTTCAATTCTCGCTAATTCACTTTTTATCCAGTTGATGACATATCCCGACAAAATAGAATCTGGATGAAAGCGCTCTATTTTGTAACCCATCTCTTCAGCATGATCATATCGATTAAGACTCCATGCTTTATTTGACAGCTTTCCACCACGCCCACCAGACCAGGGACCACCCTCAATTTCAATGAGCAAACGCAATTTCACTATATGAAAATCAAAGCGCCAGTGTTTGGTATGGATCGGCTGAAACTTACTTTCAAATCCAATCGCCAAATCCTCAAGCTCTTCCTTAAGTGTTGCCTCAGCCTCGAGATATTTTTGCTTCGCCTTAGGCAATGGCCGGCTTTTAGGTTTAGTTTTAGGTTCTTTTTTCCGAGTAAGCCAAAAGTATTCTGTAGAATCCATTATTCTTACCCATAAAAAAAACCGCCCTTAGGCGGTGGCTAAACTCACAGGCAATATAGTATTACTTCTTAAAAGTTGCCTTATAAAGCTTTGAATTAAAGTAATCCGTAATTTCTTTACCTTCGTTTTGAATTTTTTCCTCATTTAAGGGTAAAAAATCTAATTCAAATTTCAAGCTCATATACTCTGGAATAAACTTCTTTATAGGCGGAGGTGGTTTAGGTCCACCTTCTGTAATTTTTTCGATTAATCCAGCTAACCATAAAATATACTCACCTTCTGAATTATGAGGAGGAATCAAACTAACATCTATTTTTACTTTACATTCATCTAATGGTCTACTAAACAATTCAACAAAATCAATAAAATTATATTTTAATTTAAATTCTGTTCCCTTAATTTCTCTGCGTATACATGTCATAAGTAAGTTCATATTTTCAATACAGTCATGTGAAAACAATTCCTCATCTTTAATTTTGTTATAAATATTTTCCGCAAACATGAGATACTGTGTCATTTCAGCAGCTCCTCATTTTTATAAAGTATTTTTCTTAAGGTAGTCCTATTATAACAATGTTGCAACAAGAAATTTTCCATTTTTAGTTTAAGAAAATTTTAAAAATTATAAAAACGATTATATTCAATAAATTAGTACAAATAAAAGCTATGGAAGTTTGATCTTTCTATTGAGCTTTAAAATGGATTATTGTGTTTAAATCATCAATTTAAAAAGCTTGCCTAGTAGGCAAGCTCCCCCTTTTTTTTGATATTTGCGCTGATCAATAAGGTTTAGTGTTACTTAAAGCAACACACTGATAATACTGAAATATTTAAAAATAAAAAAGCCCACCGATTGGCGAGCTCTTAAATTCATTCTGGCGATTACTTTACATTTCGCCCATTTTAGAAATCTTTATACTCAAGTGTATACCCAACTGTCAAGCGTAAGTTTCTTGACTATCAGGAAGTTCAAAACGGAATGATCGAGAAATACGCGTTCTAATTTCATTTTCCCATTCAGCAACGATTGATTCTCCAAACAGCTCAAATTTCTGATAACTCTTTATATAAGCTGTTTTGGTTGCATCAATGCCAGCAATATTCATTTTCTCTTTCAACGTATATGGTCGTTTTCCAGTACCATTACATTTTTCACAAAACCTTGCCCCCATTTGGAAAGCCATTTAAACCAAATGTCTCAATTTTACCCAACCCTTGGCAGACTCCACACATAGCCTTAACAAAAACATGGCCACGCAAAATAATCTCAGCCATACCTTTTGCCAGATTAGTAAGATCACCTTGGGCATTAGTAGGGGTAAATTTTTTCTTTACCATTTCTTTATGAATCTCTACCGCTAATTTATTTCGCGCTCTGAAAAAATTACCTGATTTAATCTCACCACGAACAAACTCAACCTTGCCCGGAATATCTTCAATACGGCGTTCAGTTTGAAAATTAAAGTCATACTTACTGTAAAAAGTTTCAGTCTGTTTTTGTGCTGGGGTAATTATTGCGATTCGCTCAAAATCAACCTTTTCAATCAAGACAGTGGCCCAAAGCTTTGCAGCTGGCGATAACAGCGCTAATTCACCTAAAACTACATCTTTAGAAATTTTCTTACCTTCAGCTTTGCCTTGAGCAATAGCAAGGCGAAGTAACTCAATAAAATCAAACTTTTCAACCAACATAATCGCCTTCCTATTTACCCTTAATTAATAATTCAATTTGCTTTAATGCCATACCGGATTTCACTTGCTCTGTGCTGAACCGTAAAACTGTAAAACCCATCATTGCTGCGGAGTTGTATTTCTCCATATCCCCTAAATAGCCCTTACCTCTTGTGTGACGGCCTCCGCTCCAGATCCCGCCTTCTACCTCAATCAAAATCTTTGAACCCTTTATTAAAAAATCTGCTCTCCATTTGCGTTCAGGATGGAACTTATATTCCTGTTCAAATCCAATCTTGCATGCTCTTAAATGCGTTGCCAGAACCACTTCACCCACACTTGGTTGTCTGGCAACTTGCTTTGCTGAACGGCGCTTTTTATTTTTCTTTATGGGAAATAACTTGCGGTATTCAGCAATGCTGACTGATGACATCAAGCACCACCTTTGAGCACTTGCTCTATAGCTTTAAGGGTTCGAATCATTGCCATTTGTAGAAATTCATGATTGCCGCGCATGTCTTCTTCAACATACTGCAAAGCATATTGAGTCTCTTTTAATGCCCCATCTAAACGCTTTTGCAGCTCCTCCACTTTCGCTTGTTGTTCTTTTTGAATCTCCCAAGCCCACTTTCCAGATTTACCCTCAAACTCACTCATGGCTGGCTCCTTTTTCTGCATCACACATTTCACATTTATCTATATGCCCCCACCCATCATCTCGAATGAAGCCAAACCCCTTACAAGCCTTACATTTGACTTTCTTTTTCTCACCCACCAAGAAATATCGATCTTTCTGGTTGTAGGTAATATCAATAGAACCTGAGTAATAGCGCCTTAACGCCCCATCAATATGAAATTCGTGTGGACCTACACAAAACATCCACCCCGAATCCCCGCCGCACTTTGTAAACCATGTGAAATATGCTTCTCTCCATTTCACATAACGGCCAGACAGATGAGGAGTCAACAATTCAATTAAACGTGCTCTAAGCATCTCCATGCTTGCTGACATATCTCCATAGTGATATTCAAGATCGTAGCTATACTCGCCTGTGTTATATCTAGTTGGCATGAGATTCACCGCCTCCGTATATTGATTCGTGGTCGCGGATAGCAGTCATCACACGCTTAATTGAAATGGAACCATCTGGAATGAAGTCGCAAAAATCATCAAGAAAGCTCAATCTCCCATTTCCCACCATGCGAACATGCGTGTAACCAACATGCTTATCTGTCGTAATGAATGCAGGCGTTAGCTTCTCAACTCCACCTAAATCGTTGATGATTTTCAAAGACTCCACCAGACGTTTAAGCTCAACCAAATCTACAAAATACTTCTCACGATCTGCTGGGCTGATTTCTACACTTTGACCACATTGGAACTCATAACCCTCGTTCCATTCAGTTGCGTTATCGGGTGCTGAATCTACGATTTCCTTCGCGTATTGCAGTCCTTTATCTCTAATCAATTTAGTTGCTTTCATGGCTGGCTCCTTTCTCATCAAGCTCTTTACGCGCCAACCACCACCAAACCACCGCACCGCTAATAGCTGCTGTAAAAAATGAAATGAGTAAACCCCACGCTAAAATCTCGAATTTATTCATATATTCGCCCCATCAATTAACTTAAGAATATTTCTAGGAATTGGCATACCTTCACGGCGGCACATCTCTGCGTATTCGTGCGGATTGTCAAAAGGATCTGGACCTAGCTCTTGTTTGAGTTCTGGCTCTTTTTCCTTAGCCTTAAGCTTTTGTACTGGTACAGGTTTACGACCATTGATTTTTAAACGTTCCATCAATGATTGGAGATGCTTTTGCGCTTCGTCATTTGAAACAGGCTTATGCACCTTTTGCTCATTTTTCTGAGCTAATAAAATTGGTTCTTGGTACCAAGCTTGGGTTTTACCCTTCAGTTGTGCTTCAGCCTTGTATTCATCATAGATTTTGATAAATTCCATTTTGGCTTTGTACATTTCACCATCTTGGATTAGTGAATAAACTTGGTCTAAAACAAATTTGGTCAAGGTTGTAATTTCTTGGTTCTGCTCTCTTCCGTCTGGCAATGTCACTTTTTTGTGTTGAGAGATCTGAGTGTATTCACAAGCCTTAACCCAAGCCTTCTCAGCGCTCCACCAATCATCACCCATGCACATAGCACGGAATTCAGCGAAGTTAGGCATGTATGTATTTGTACTTGCGTAAAATAGCGCTAAGCCTCTTTGAAGTTGGTTAGGTGTAACCCCAACCAATGCTTTAGCAAGCTGCTGTTCAACGATTTGCATTGGAACGGCATTTTTCCCCTCTACTGGAAAATTCTTATTGAACTGAACAGCGTATTTAGTTCTGTAAGCCGCAATTAGTTCTTTCAAAAAACTTTCAAATGGTGCTAATTCATTCATGATTAATAGCCTCCAAAATCTTGTGACACTGGCGTAACGTCAATCACGTTTGAACGGTTGCTCTCAGCGTACATTTGAGTGAAATAACCCGGTTCTTCAGGAACGTTATGAGATTGTGGGTTTTCCTGAATTTGATTTTGGCGAGGCTCAAATACACCCTGATAATTTCCGATAATTGAGTTTTCCAGTGATTGGTTAGCCAAAGGGCCAAACGAGATAAGTTTTTTAAGGATTAGCTTTACTGCATTTTCAGAAAGTGGTTTTTTGATGCTGATACGCATATCAACAAAATTGTTCCACAGCTCTGGATCTACACATGCTGGTAGTTCAACTAAACGTGGATTAAATTCAGTTGGTTTTTCTGATTTAGGTTTTTCAGAAACAGGCTCTCTTTTTTTATTTATTTTTTTATTACTTTGAGAGTTGTTTTTGATAGTGATACTTTGTGTGTTAAAAATTTTTACTAGTAGCGGTAAAAAATTTTTACTAGTGTAGTTAAAATTTTTAACTAGCAGTGGTAAAGAATTTTTACTAGTTTGGCCATAAATTTCAGGTAGTAAAAAATTTTTACTAGGGAATTTAAGCACTAAACCAACGCTAGTATCGTTACCTAATTTGAATGTATTTCCATGAATTGTGCTTGGTTGTTCCACGACTAAACCAACTTTAATTAATTCATTAAGGCATTTAACAACTGTCGGTCTACTCTTCCCTGTAATCTCTTCAAATTGAGTTAAAGAGATGGAATCCATCTCCTTATTCCAGCCACGAGTTTTACGGCAAATAACTAAATAAATTTTGCATGCAGCATCAGAGATTTTATTTAAAACCTCGTCAACAAATGCATTAGGCACTTGAAAGGAATTAGGCACAAAATTACTCATGTACACCGACCTTAGGCTTTACATACCCACCAAATTTTTGAACCAAGTCAGCATTAGCCAAACTATTAACGATCTGCCCTGCTAACCACTGATTAATGCGAAAACGCTGTGCCATAGTTTGTGAAAATTCTTCACGCGTTATTGCAGCATTATTTTCGTCATAACCTTTGGCTCTTAGATTTTTACGGTTACGATCATGTAGCTCATTGAGAATCACTAACGCTGGATCAAAGAAGGACTGAATTTCCTGAGTCTGTTTGTACTCAGGTTTATACTTAAATTGACTATTCATGACACCTCCGCTAATGCTTGCTCAGCTTTTGTTAGGCGGCGTTTAGCGTTGAGCTCTGCTACTGTTGCTGTACGGATTTCTTTTGATGAAACCAGAATCAAATGATTCTCCGATTTGATAGTCCACAACCTAGTCAAAGTTTTATTTTTAACCTCAAATAAATCGTTTGATTTAAAACTTCGACACTCTTTAGTAAGTACTACAACGTCACCTATTAAAAAATCTGGTGAGTTGAGTTCGATTGGTTGTTCTGATAAATTGTTTGTGTTCATTTGATCCACCTCATTTGAATGCCTAACCACTCCTGTTCCCGCAGGTAGTGGTTTTTTATTTGAATAAAATCCGCATGTATTCAGGTGAAGTGAATGCATGTGCTAAATAAACTCGCGTTGCTTCTGCAATTTCAGGTGAGCAATACACATCACTTTCTGGCACCACCTTCAATCCAATGGCTGTCAACAAAGAGCTAATAAATTCAATCTCTGTCAATCCATTGTTTTTCTTGTCATTTTTCATTCTCGACAAGGTGCTTGCATCTATTCCCACCTTCTCGGCTACTTGTCTTTGGTTGCTAGTATTTAGCGCTTGCAATATGAGCGATTCGTTATTGCTAGCGCTTGCAGGCAATTCATTTGATACTTTGCTCATGGTTAAGGTCCTAAGCGGTTAATGATCCAAGGTTTCTACTTTTTGTCGTCTGGGGACGTAGTTCAATCCAAATATCTTGATAGTTATCAGGGAAAAGCTCTTTTCGTGTTGTTAAACCAAGATCTTCAGCAATAACTGCTAACCTGATTTTTTTATCAAGGGGAATAGCTTTCCATCCACTAACTGATGGCGGAGTAATCCCTAGAAGTCTTGCTACCGCTGTGACACCACCTAGCTTGTCTATAAGTTGTGCGTCATTCATAACGTGCTCCTAATTTTTCTTTAATTATTAGGCATTCCTTATGATAAATCAATAGGAATACCTAATTTTATTTATGTTAGGATTTCCTAACATTGTGAGGATAGTTGTATGAATACTCTTGCTGAACGACTTAGGTATGCTATGGAAGTTTTGCCACCTAAAAAGATTAAAGGTGTTGAGCTTGCTCGTGCAGTAGGAGTCAAACCTCCTTCTGTGAGTGATTGGCTGTCTGGAAAATCCAAAACAATGGAAGGTGAAAATTTATTACGTGCTTCAAAATTTTTGAATGTTAATCCTTCTTGGCTTGCATCTGGCACAGGAGAGATTCAATCAAGCACGAGAGATAAATTTAAACAACTGGATATTGAAGCATTCAAAAAGAAATACAACATTAGTGATAGTGATGAAGCTCTTTTATTTTCAACAATTATCGAAAAACCTTTTACCCCATCATCTAAACGTTGGGTTCCTGTAAAGGCGTACTCCAAGATGGGAATGGATGGTTATTTTACTGACATGGGTTATGAAGGAAATGCTGGTGATGGATATGTTCCAACCCACTCAGCAGGACCAAGAGCCTATGGCATTAAAGGCACTGGCGACTCAATGTTTCCAGCAATTCGTAATGGTTGGTACGTTGTGTGCGACCCTGATGCAGATCTTGTGCCGAATGAGTTTGTTCAGGTGTGCTTGAAGGATGGAAGATGCACAATTAAAGAATTTGTCGGCATCAATGGTGGGGTTTTAAGTTTGCTTTCTGTGAATGGTGGTGAGCGATTTTTCTTTGAAATGGACGAAGTTGAAAGTATTACCGCTATTACAGATATCGTGCCGCCAAGTCAGCACAGACAAGAACATCCTTATTCGCATTAATCACAGGAAGACTTATGGACAATTCAAAACGACCAATCAACCAGATTATTGCTCGCATCAATGATGCTGCGAAACATGGTGAAGCTTTGGTGCTAACAGCCGAAGAAGTGAAGATCCTCTCAAAGGACATTGGTGATAAAGTCTTTATTCCAGTCCTTACAAATGAACAAGTAGTGCAGTTGGTAAAAGAAGGAAAGCTTGGGCATAAAATTAACAACACCAAAGATTAATAAGTTGTGAACCCTACACAGTACTTTAGAGCGATTCGGGAGGAGGAAATAATGAGTAAAACAGTAGTAAAAGACAAAACAGTACACTACAAAAAAGTAGATTTTCTAAAAGGCGCCAATCTAGGTCAATTACTAAAAGCACAATTGCTGGATAAGGATTCTTTTTACTATAAAGCCATAAATCGTCAACAATTTGTCTCCGCAACAAAAGATGATTTTATTCTAATTAATCATGCTAGTTCACACCAAAGCATGTTCTTTGGCGAGTTGATTATTGTTGAGTCAGGCAAAGCTCAGGCTGTATTAAAGATAGACAGTGATGATGCTACTGAATTTCCCATTAAAACCTATTTAACAGATGATCTGCCAGATGATGAAGATGGCGTTGACGCTACAGAGGTTGTAAGAAAAGAGTTTATTGATAGTGTTCTTTACTTTGGTGTTATTGATAACCATGTCGCAATCATTCAATCAAGATCACTTACCGCTAGAACCTTGGAGTCATATTTGGGCTGGCTTTTGGGTGAAGCAGCCAAAGCATTGCCAGAGAATAGTGCATTAATATTAAAAGATGCTCCAAATCCCACTGTTAAGCAAAAGCTTGAATCAACTCCAGCTAAAACTATTTCAATCTCATCTGGCATTGGGTCAACAGAACTTCAACCTGTTCATACTGTCGAATCAAGCATACCTGCGAAAATTGACTATAAAATTGAAGATAATGTGGTTGATGTGCTTAAGTCAGCTTTTGGAGTTGATTTAGAAAATTTAAAACTAGAGGATGGGCTTGATGACGCAAACCTAAAGTTAAAATTAACACTTACATACAACCGCAAAACCTCAAAAAGTGGGCAAAAAGTTATTGATACTGTAGCTTCATCCATGCGACATAATGATGATTATGTTATTACTCTTGAGGATGGGACCAAGGTTACGGCTGATAATCTAAAAATGAGCGGCAAGATTTCAGTTGAAACAATCAATAATAAAGTTTATAACGACGGCCTAAAAGTTCAATTGTATAATTGGATGACTACCAATATAAATTTTGGTGACTAATATGGCTAAACGCTACTTACCCTTCTACAATAATGCTAGATTTATCGCACTAGTGTTAGTCGGTCTGTTTGCTATATTTTCAATAATTTTTAAATATTTAGAGTTAAATATTACAATAAATCTGGTTCAATTTTCATTTGTACTGCTTCTCCCTTTAAGTCAAATTTATTTGGCTTATAAAGGTATGCTCGATGCATTAAAGCTTGATGGTTTAAATCAGTCAGAACGAGATAGGTTGACTTCAACTGTGGACATAAGAAGTAAGTCATCTTTATATGTGGCTATGCTTTTTATTATTCTTGTTTTTAGTATGTATATACTTAATTTATTAGGCTTACTTTCAGCTAAGCATCTTTTAGCTCTAATACTTTCTGTTGGACTCACCTCAATTTTTAGCTTCTTCTTAGCTTGGTCTGACTTAAGAGAAATCTCTTTGCTTGAAAAAACATTAAAAGATCGCAAAGAATCAAGAGAGGCAAAAGCAAAAGTATTGAGCAATAAGTAAAAAGCGATCCAATTCATCTAATCTACCCACCACCACGTGTGGGTTTTCTTTTGTCTATTAAAACACAAAAATTAGGTATTTCTAATTTTGTTAGGAATACCTATTGACTTAATAATTAGGTTTACCTAATATTTATCTCACAGACAACAAAAAAGCACACCGCCCCTCCCCAGGTCCGATGTGCTTTTGCAAAACTGCGAGATCAATTATGAACGTAAAAACCTTTTCAAACAAGCATAAGGTAACTGGAGTTACAGCAATTGCTGTACTTGTAGCCTTGAGTTCTTGTGAATATCGAACTGCTAATTCTAGCGTCCCTTCTAATTACTCATATGAAAGCGAGCAAGTCGTTGCTTCTGAATATGAACTTCTGGCTGTTAAGAAAACTGGAGAAAAATCTGGTGAAGCAGTTATCCGCATTGACGGCTTCAAATTAAACGTGAGCTTCGATTTTGACGGTGTAGCTGATAGCTACGGCGTAGCTGGATCTGACTTTACAACTGCTGAAATTACAAATTTGGCTATTGATTCAGTAACGGATCTAAGCGGGAAGTCTTTCAATGACTTTACCAATCATGATGACCATAAAAATATAAATATTTTATTGGCTGGCTATATCGACCGTAATAACTGGTTGGAGGCAGCCTAATGAAAGATTATAACTGCCCTACTTGCAAGAAGATGATTCCTGTTGACCGTTCAAAAATCAAAGCTGGTGATGAGGTTTCATTTTGCAGAGTAACCCAATCTTCTAAATCTGCACGTTTTTCTTCTAGAGAAGGAATTGTCAATTGCCGTGAAGGTGATGTGGTTTTAGTTAAATATCGCAAAGAAATTATTCCTTTAAATATTAGGGACGTCTCACCTGTAGATGCTCCTAGCCCGCTTACGTATGCCTTTGTTGGTACATGCGAATGTAAGGAGGCTGAACATGTCTAATTTCAAAAAGCACCCTGACGGCTATAAGTCTTTTTTAGGTCGTGATGATAAAGGGCTGTATTCAGTTCGCATCGGCTGGCAAGTGTACGCATCTAATGCTAATGGCTCAGTTCTTTACAAAGTTAAAGACGGATTTAAGACGCCTTTAAATGTGTTCAGGTTCCAAACTGACTATCCAAAAGTTTGGAATGAACTCACACAAGAAATTGATTTTCAGCGCAGAAAGCAGCTCGCTATAAAACTGCGTGAAACAAATATCCCTACCTATGACCGCAAAGCTTATAAAACTAAGCGCGGCTTCACTGGCTCAAGATAAGGATAATAAAAATGGCTCTACCGATTATTACTGCTGACCAAACTTTATTAGTTCAAGCAATTATTGTGTACCTATACGCTGATCCGGGTTTAGGTAAATCATCGATGGGCTTTACTGCGGAAAAAGCAATTTCTTTTGACTTTGACCGTGGTGCTCACCGTACTGGTGAATTACGTCGAGGTGCGGTTGTACAGGTTCAACAATGGAGTGATGTTGCAAACCTTACGCCGCAGGACTTAGCACCCTATAAAACCGTAGTCATTGATACCGTGGGTGCAATGCTTGAATGCATTAAAACCCACCTGTTACTTACGGCAAATAACCGTCAAAAAGATGGTTCTTTAAAGTTAAAGGCTCAAGGATTAGCGAACCAAACGTTCAAGCAATACATCAATACTTTGATCAGTTTAGGTAAAGACGTTGTTTTCATTGCACACGCTTCAGAAGATCAAAACGGTGATCAAATTATTTACCGACCAGATCTAGGTGGTAAAAACCGTAACGAGCTTTACCGTATCGCAGATGTGATGGGTTATCTAACAACTGTTACTACAGGTGAAGGTAAAAATGCCCGCGTTATTAATTTTAAACCCTCGCCTACACATCATGCGAAAAACTCAGGTGCTTTAGGTGGTGAAACTGGTGAAGTATGGGTACCAGATCTTAAAGCACATCCTACTTTCTTGGCTGACCTGATTACTCAAGCTAAAGATCACATTAACACCTTAACGCCTGCACAACTTGCAGCAGCTAAAGCCCAAGAAGAGCTAGAAAACTGGAAACAAAGCTGTGAAGAAGCTGAGCATGCAGGTGACCTTAATCAATTAACTGAGTCGCTTGATAAAGAACACATGTATTACCAGAACATGCGCCAAGCAATGTTAATGAGAGCTAAAGCATTGAATTGCACGTTTGATAAACAACGTGGCACTTGGATTAGTCCACCAGAATTTAACGGTATCTCAGATCAACAAAGAGATGAACTTCAAAACTTTATTGCTGAACGTGGCCTCGATGTAAAAACAGTTTGTGAGCACTTCGGCATAGATGCCCTGATCCAAATTGAAGCGGCAAAACTAACTGCAGTTAAACAAGAAATTGAAACCTTAGCGAAAACGGGGATGACAGCATGAAAATTCTAAATAAAGTTGAAGCCAAACTTGCTTGGGCCAACGGTGAATTACTTTTAGTAAATAATACTGAGCGTAATGGCTGGGAACCATTTAACCCTTATGACTTTGGCTTTGATGTTTTTGATAAATTCGAATTTCAATTAAAGCCTAGAACTATTTTTATTGGTGAATTTGAGGTACCAGAACCATTAAGAGTTGCGCCAGAAAAAGGTTCTACTTGCTCTTACCCTAGCCCAACTGTTGAATTAGGTGTGCAGCAGTTTAAGTGGAATGGATCTAAAGGACAATTGCGCATGCTCCAGCATGGCCAAGTTCACTCAAGTTTTGATAATGCATTTGCTCATTGCTGCGCGATTATTAAAATCAGCGGTGGTGAGTTTGCGGAAGACATTCTAAAACTTCTAAATAAGCCTACTGAAGAAGTCGAAGAAGAAAAGCCTTCAGAAAGTCATGCGGAATCTCTAAAAGTTAAAAATTCAAAACCAGAGGTTGTAGAAAAAGCACAAACAGCTGAGCCGGCTATTGAATCAGAAACCGCTGATTCAGAATATCAGAAGAAACTTGATACCCTGCTGCAACGAGTTAAGGACTCAAAAACACCAGACGAAGTAAATGCAGTTTATCGATATACACGCACTTGGTCTGATAAACAAATGGAGCCTTTGCTACTTGCAACTCACAAACGTCTTGAAGAGCTCGAAAAATCTAAGGCGCAAGCAACTGAACCACCTTCACTAATGGTCCAGATCCAAAACGCGCCCGACCTCACAACATTAGATGCTTTGGAAATAGATGTGGCCGCACGAGATCCACAGATTCAATCACGACTCATGGACTTTGTTAAGAAACGCCGCTTTGAATTAGAGAACCCTACATCTACGCCACTTCAAGAGGCTGAGCCTGATTATTTATTAGGAGACGGTTTCTAATATGAAAGATCAGTACAAGAAAGTGAGCCAAAAACACATGCTTGGTTTTATGTACTACTTGCAATTGCTGGGCTACGTAATAGTCCGGCAAGGCATGGATCAAGCGATGTTTCTAACCAAGCATTATGCGGTACCAGTCGCTTGGCGCCGCATAACGATCGACTATCACAACCGGTTAAATAAACCCGCGCAGCAGCTTTATAAAGAGTTTGTTGAATGGACTAAAGAAGAATATGCAGAGATGGTGGCTTAAATGACAGGTAATGAACGTATCCCTTTTGAATCACAATTCAAAACTACAGAAATTTTTAAACGTGAAAGTGCTATTCGTAAAAATGACATCCTAGCATTCAGTGAAACAATGAATGGCTATTTCAATATTGTAACTAATGATGCTTGGCAGTTATGGAATAAAGCCAAAGCCGAGACGGTGCCAGATACTCCCACCCCTAGTGTCACTCTAACTTGCGCTGAACTAAAAGAAGCCTTTGATTTTGGTGCGCCAGATGGGGAAAAAGATCAATTCCAGATGGAAACTGAAATGACCATCAAATGGCTCCAAGATGGTTATGACGGTGAAGGATACTACTGTTGGTATGCTGATTTACCTGAGGAAGGTTGCATTAAGTTGGGTGTTAGCGAATCGGGAGCTGAAGGATGAGTGAATCAACTTTATGGGCGGTTGCAATGCGACCTGAAGGTTACAGCCCTTTTAAGCAAACGCCAGCAGCTTCAAAAGAGATAGCTGAGCGAGCTGTTGAGCGTTATAGAAAAATGCATGAAAAGGAAGGCAACAACTTTTTCTTAGAAATTTTTGATGATGTTATCAAAGTTCAGAAATGGCACGGTTCCCGCAAAGATCATATTAAAAATCTATTTTATGTTGAGAGTTGGTTTAGTGAACCTATGTACCAATGCTTTGATTTGAAGACAGCTGAACGTGTTTTTAAATTTGATGAAATAGTAATTTGCTACAAGAAAGGCTCTGCCCCTCTTGTAACCAAAAGCTTTGATGAAGCAAAACTATTTTATGGATCTAGTGAGACGGGTTTTAAATATCAGATCCAGCCAATAGAACCACCTGAAAACCTTTTCAATTGGTTTCATCCAGATATTGAATTGTTTGACACCATTGAAGAAGGAGCTGAAGCCTATACAAGAGAACAGTGGGCACAACTTCAAATGAATCTTAGAGTTGAAATTGAAACTCAACTATTAGATTACGATGAAATACCAAATATACCGGAAGATGCAGTAGTTTGGCCAAACTGGAAGCCAGAACCGCCAGAACAAGGACTCTTTTTAATTGCAGCATTTGATTCAGAAGATGGCCCTGTACTTTGGTGGGCAAATCCTAAAGCGGAAAGTAAGGAGAAATAAATGTCACGTTTAACTAAATTAGATCGTATGACTCATGCAGAAAAAGAGGCTGCTAAGAAGGAATTTTGGGAAGCTGCTGATAATCAAACTTTTCCACCTGAAACAGTAGCTATTGTTATGCACGTATCCTTACCGTGGTTGCAGAAGAAAAGATGTGAAGGTGGCGGCATTCCATTCTCTAAACCTCATAAACGACAAGTAAATTATATGAAGTCTGATGTTTTGGCTTATATTGAACAAAACAAAATGGCACATACAGCATAAGCGGCTAAGTGCCGCTTTTTTAATCACCAAAAATAGACCTTTAATAGACTTAAACTTGAAAAATAGACCGTATTTATCAAAATAGACCATTAATAGACTATTTTTGTATTGCTAAAGATTGTGTAATATTGCATTGTATTGCTTTAATATAAATTATTAAAAATATTGATTTTTTAATATCGCTAGGTATTGCTTAATATTGCAATGTATTGCTAGAATTGAGAAAGACCCGCTGAACTTTAGGGTTCAAGGGTAACGACATGCAGCGGCATCTTCGGAGCATTTATTTTTAAATAAATACCTATAAATTCGAATTTTATTTTCAAATTAAAATACCTAGACAGACCTGTCAGTATATTTTTTATTCTCTTAACTAATTAGTTGTTCTTAAAAATTAAATACTCATTATTTTTTTAATTATTATTCATTTCTACGTAAACATTCCTCATACCATCCTGCTTGGAAATCTTCAATTGCTTGGCGTTTAAAGAAACTTGTCTTAAATACTTTGGCAGCATAAGCTGAGCTAATTAAGTCTTGATAAAGCTGCTTGGCTTTTTCATCTGCTAGCCCATCGGCAATTTGTTGTAAATCTTGTGCTGGTACTTTTTGCTGTCGTGCTTCCATCACGTTATAAGCGACCTTTTTTACGATATTACAAATATCCGGATCAGCTGTACTTTCATTAGCATAGCAACCGGTGGCAATAAAACTTAATAATAATATTTTAAATTTCATATCCCTATCCTATTATTCATCTTCCGTTCTTAAAAAAGTAATAGATGAGAAGACCTATTCCTTTCAAAATGTTCATCCAGGATTAATTACATAAAAATAAATGATCATGACCACAAGCAAGATGGAAGCAAGTGTTAAATAGGTGCCGACTGTATTAAAACTCTGTAAAAATTTTAAGATCTGCATTTCAAATCCAGAGAAAAGTTGAAGTAATTAACAGAAGAAATTTAGCACAACTAAATAATGCCAATCAATTCACACTTTTAAATTTTTAACGTGATTTAATTCAAATA